ACGGTGCAAGTCCATCGAGGACATCACTGCCGTGTTTGCCTACTACGCCCCGCAGACTGACATGGTGGCGATTGACCAGGAGGTGAAAGACATGGAAACCGAAAAACTGGACATGCTGCTGGCGGCATTGAAAGCTATCATGGAAGCCCCGGAGCGCAAAGCCGCATCGGTGGCGAGCATCGACATTCCAACGGTGAATGTCACCCTCCAGGTGCCGCCCGAAAGCATCCAGGTGAACGTACCGCCCCAGCCCGCCCCGGTGGTGAACGTGCCTGCGCCGGTGGTCAATGTCGCCGTACCCGAACAGCAAGCCCCGGTGGTCAATGTCACCATCCCGGAGCAAAAAGCCCCGGTGGTGAAGGTGGAGCCGGTCATCAATGTGCAATCCCCCGCCCAGCCGGATGCCCCGGTACAGCTGCGGGTTGAGCGGGATGTGAACGGAAGAATAACAGGAGTGAAGGAAGTATGACAAAACGAGGTAAATCGGAACTGCTATGGCGCATCCTGGTGGCACATAATATCATCGAAATGCTGGAGGATACAGACGACCCCCGCAAGGATGATGCCATAGCGCACTACATGGAACAGGCTGCCAAATTGGAGCGTGAACTGGCGGAGTTGAAAAATACCCCGCCGGATATTGTGATTGGATTACAAGCCGCAAGAATATCGGCTAAAACAAAAAAGGAGTAATACAATGGCTGAAGGTGATGCAACCGTAATGAACAATTTTAAAGAACAACTGCTTTTGAAAACCATCGACTGCAACAGCGACACGTTCAAAATTGCCCTGTACTCAACGGCATTGAATAGCCCGGATGGAGCAGACACCGCCTACACTGACACCAACGAAATTGTGGCGTCCGGGTACACAGCAGGCGGGGCTGCCGTTGCCAATCCTACTGTTACCCAGGACGATTCTGGCAACCTTGCCAAGTGGGACGGGGACGATGTGACCTGGACCAGCCTCGCATCCGCCACGATTACAGAGGCGCGCTTGTACGATGACACCACTGCGACCAAATGGGTGCTGATATTGTGGGCGATCTCCACGAACAGCAACGGAGGCAACTATACGCTGTCATTTAGCGCAGACGGTATCATGACGCTGGCATAACACAACACAAATGGCAATCAGCAACCCCACCCTGCTGGATACCCAAACGCTGCAGACGGCGGACCAGCTAAACAGCGCGTCCATCTCGCCGTCCGCCAATGCGCTGCTAGTCATCGTTCATACTGTCCTGGCGTCCAGTGGCAGCGGGTGGACAGATGCCGTCAGTGACAGTTTCGGCGCGAACCTGGGCGACTGGACCAGCATAGGGGTGGAAATTGACGGCGCGGCAACCGTCCACATGTGGCTTCACTATGCCCAGTGCGGGGCAACGCCGGGCAGCGGGACAGTATCGGTTGATCCGTCCGGCGGGACCAGGCAGATCATGTTCGTACTGGAAGTGACCGGGCATAACACCACCAGCCCGGTGACGCAGTATAAGACCTACTCATCGGACGCCACGCCAACCAGCCCGGAAATCACACTAGACAGCAGCCCGGCGAGCGGATCGCTGGTGCTGGGTGCAATTGGCGGCGGTGTTGGCACGACTTCTTCCGGGGCAACGTCCGGCACTGGATTCACCGAACTGGCGGACACGCGGGTGGCGACAGTCGGCGTCACGTCCTGCGCCGTACAGTATGACAACGGCAGCGCGGACACGACCTGCGACTGGTCGTTATCCAATTATGGACAGACCATCACCGGGATTGCCCTGGAAATTGCCGCCGCATCGGGGGCAAGTCCAGTTTCCATCACCCTGGATAAGGCAGCCGTCACAGCGTCCGGCAAGGCATTATCCATCACGAAGGGCGCGGTCAGCATCACGCTGGCAAAAGCCGCACTCACCGCCGCAGGCAAAGCCCTGTCAGTCACCGCACCAATACCCCCCACGTCCATCACGCTGGCAAAAGCCGCCCTGACTGCATCCGGGAAAGCCCTTACCGTCACCCCCGGAGCGGTATCGGTAACACTGGATAAGGCTGCCCTGATTGCATCGGGCAAGGCTGCAACAATAGCAATTGGCGCGACCACCATCACGCTGGACAAGGCATCTATTACAGCATCCGGCAAAGCCCTGACGGTGACACCGGGCGCAGTGAGTGTCACCCTCGACAAAGCCGCCCTCGTTGCCAGTGGCAAGTCATTGATGGTCACGCCGGGGGCTGTATCAGTCACACTTGACAAAGCAGGATTGACGGCTGCGGGCAAAAGCCTGACAGTGATGCCTGGCGCGGTGAGTGTCACCCTCGACAAAGCCGCCCTGGTTGCAAGCGGGAAAAGTATCACGGTATCAGGGACAACGCCCATCACCATCAGCCTGGGCAAAGCGGCGGTCACAGCATCCGGCAAGTCCCTCACGGTCACACCCGGCGCAGTCAGCATATCCCTCGACAAAGCATCCATTCTGGCAGCGGGCAAGTCCATCGCCGTCAGCGCACCGGCGCCGGACACAGGCGGGCATTCAGCCTGGGCGTACAACCGCTGGAAAGAGATGGAACTGCGGGAATATTTGGAATCAGAGGACGAACTTGTTATACTATTAGCAAGCGCGGAGGTCGTGAAACGTGGCAGAGGATAAAGTCAAGCGGTTTGTGTCCATCGTTTATACCGAAACAGAAGGCATTAAATTACAACGGCGCGACAAGCGGGAGCCGGACAGGGACTGGAAGGAAATCGCCCAAAAGCGGATCCAGTCGATTGTGCGCCGCCGGTTCAAACGCCAGAAGGCGGCCATCCTGGACTGGGTGCAACGGCAGGCAGTTTATACCAAAGCCCCCATCCCGCCGGATGATCTATTCGAGGACGAAGAATGGGACATTGAGGACGAAGCCGCCATGATGCACATTATCCTATGGGAGATGGGCAAGGGGGCGGAGCGGTTTTCATCATCCATCGGCATGACCTTCGACACGTCCGGCATCAATGTCAGGGCGGCGAAGTTTGCCCGAACTTATCTCACAAAGTGGCTGGCGGACCTGGACAGAACATCAAGGGAGATTGTGCGCAACGCCCTGGCATTGTTCGTTGAAACGCCCGGCATGACCATCGGCGACCTGGTGAAGATGCTGCCATTCAACGAGGAACGCGCCTTGAGGATTGCCGTCACTGAAACAACCCGCATCTACGCCAAAGGACAGATGATTGCCGCCCAGGAATTAAAAGAACAATACCCGGACGTGCGGATCATCAAAACCTGGTTCACGGATAATGATGATAAGGTATGCCCGGTCTGCGGACCGCTGCACGGCATGACAATTGACGTAGACGAGCCATTTTATGACATCGAGGATGATCTATACCAGGACGGCAACCCCCCGGCGCACGTGAATTGCCGGTGCTGGATTGAGACAAGCACGGACATTCGGGGAACCCGCTAATGTCCAACGATTTATACATCCAGGTGGTCGGGCTTGACAAGGTGGAAGCCGCATTCAAGCGGTTCCCGGATGAGATTGAACAGGACATCGGGCAGGCGACTGCGGAAGCCGCCAAACTTGTCATCGCCCAGGAAGGGGTATCGAACTATCCCCCTGCAACGGAGGCAAACGCCCCGCCAGTCCCCTGGTATGAACGAAATAAAGGCATGTGGGTGATGTATCATGGTGAAGTCGTTATCCGAAAAGAATCGGAACATTATGGACGAAACTTTAAGGTGGAAAAGAAGGGCATGGGGGTGACAATCCTGAATAAAGTTTCCTATGGTAAATATTTGGGCGGCGAACAGCAGGCGCGCCACATGGCACGGATTGGCTGGCGCAAGGTCTTTGACGTTGCGAAGGAAAAGCAGGCGGAGATCACCGAGATATTTAACCTGTGGATCGCCAGGCTAATTCGGCGGTTGAATTTGTAATAAGTACTTGACAGTTGTACAGACATTTGCTATCATAGGTGTACACACTATGACGGGCGAGGAATATCATCCACCGCCCAGGAAAGCGGGAATGTAAAAAGCGGACGTCATAGGCTTACGGTATAGGTGCTGAAGCACAAGTAAGGTCAAACGTGACTTTACTTGTGCTTTTCGTTTAAGGAGGTGTAATGGAACAAGATTCCACCACCATCACGCCCATACCAGAAGCGGGGGAAACGACAGAGAGCGTCAAGACCGGCGCACGCAACAGCCGCGATGATAAGGCGCGCATTCGCAAGGCGCGGGAGCTTGCCACAAATATTGTGGATATCACACGCGAACTGGTTCCAGATGACCAGGACTTGCCCGAAGGGGAAATCCCGATCAAGTCTGACGACCTGGTGCAGTTTGGCGATTGTGTCAAGGCAACCCGCCTGGAGGATGGCACTCTGAAATTAGGCGGCTACCTCATCCGCTATTCCACCGAGAACGACCCGGACGTGACCGGGGACTATTTCACCCACGATACCGACTTTGGACACGACTTCCCGGCGCGCATGCCCGTGTATTTCCATCACGGTATGGACGCCAAGATGGGGAAGCGGCGCCTATCCTCCGCCACATTGACCGAGGATGAGTTTGGCATTTGGGCTGAAACAATCCTGCGGGATCGTGACGAGTATGAAAAGTTTCTCGCACAGATGGCGGAAGCGGGCAAGCTGGGCTGGTCATCCGGCGCGGCATCCCACCTGGTAGAGCGGAAATCAACAGGCAAGGCAAACCGGATTGACACCTGGATTATTGCCGAAGCCTCCCTGACACATACCCCAGCGGAGCCGCGCAACAGCGTCAGCCCGCTGAAATCAATTCACCCAATCCCTCAAGAGGAGGAAACAACAATGGAAATCACCGAAGATCGACTGACTGAACTTATTTCAGCAGCCGCAACCAAAGCCGCTGAAGAAGCGGTCAAGTCCATGCCCGCTGTTACGCCTGCGGCTGGATTTGATGTGCAAGTGACCAAAGACGCCGGAGATCAACCCTTCAAAAGCGCGGGCGAGTTTTTTCAGGCAGTCAAGAACGCTGCCCTGTACCCGTCATCCGCCGATGAACGACTGAAATCCCTCAAAGCCGCGTCCGGCATGAGCGAAGGCGTCCCCGCCGATGGCGGATACCTGGTATCCCCCACCATCGCTGGCGGCATCGTGGAGAAAATGTACTCCACCGGTAGCATCCTGTCCCGCGTGGCGATGGATAATATCGGACCCAACAGCAACGGCATGACCTACAACGCCATTGACGAATCCAGCCGCGTGGACGGCAGCCGCTATGGTGGTCTGCAAGGCTATTGGCTGGCGGAAGCCGGAAGCAAAACCAGCAGCAAGCCGAAGTTTCGCCAGGTTGACCTTAAATTGAAAAAGGTCGCGGCACTGGCTTACGCCACAGATGAACTGCTTTCCGATGCAACCGCCCTGGAAGCCTGGCTGTACCGCACTGTTCCCAACGAGTTGCGCTTCAAGGTTGAAGATGCAATCTACAACGGTGACGGTGTTGGCAAGCCCCTGGGTATCATGAACGCCCCCTGCCGCGTGGATGTGCTGCGCTATGCAACTTCCGGCGTGGCGATCCAGGACATCGTGAACATGTATGCCCGCCGCTATTCGGGCTACAACGATTATGTTTGGCTGATCAACCAGGACGTGATGCCCCAGCTTTTGCAGCTGACCATCTCCAGCACACCGGTCTTCCTGCCTCCGGGCGGATTATCCGGTGCACCTTATGGCACCCTGTTTGGTCGTCCAGTCATCGAGGTCGAATATGCAGCCACAATGGGAACCGTTGGTGACATCGTTCTGGCGAGCTTGAGCAATTATCAGGCGATCCAGAAGGGTGGCATTGAAGCAGCCAGCTCGATTCACGTCCAATTCCTGACGGACGAAACCGTGTTTCGGTTCGTGTACCGGGTGGATGGCGCACCGACCTGGGGCGCAGCCCTCACCCCGTTCAAGGGATCGAACACCCAATCCCCATTTGTTGCGCTTGCTACCGCAACGGCATAAAGGAGGCTGACAATGGGTAACAATCTCGTATCGTATGACAACGTTGTGATGCTGATGGCACCGCAGGACATTGCCGGAACCGCAACCGCATCCACCTATCTTGACCTCAAGACTGCGAATGACTGCATGATTTACGTCATGGTGGGCGGTATCACCACCGCAAGCGCAGACCAGACCGCTGGACCGGTTATCACCATCCAGGCGTCTACCGCTGCGGCATCCAACGCCACCGAAACCAATTATGAATTCCTGTACCGGCTTTCGGGCGCAGTCCAGAGCAACACCTGGACAGCCCCGGCATCTGCAACTGCTGGCGTGGACTTGACCGTGACCGGGGATGACAAAATCCTGGCAATCAAGGTTGATCCTGCAGGTGTTGCCGCACTCGGCGCAGACTTCCGCTATGTTCGTGTAGTGGTGACCCCTGGCACCGGCGGGGCAACCTGCCTGGTCAGCGTCATGGCGGCAATTGACACGCGTTACAAGCAGACCACCTTCGTGTCTGCGACCTAACTCCTCCATGCTGAAAGGGGGGCGGAAGTTTTGCGCCGCCCCCCGGACAGCAAAAGGGCAATTATGCGAATTGGCAACAATCCCATGCGAGGCAAGCCCCTCCAGCACACCATGCCGGGTGAAGTGGCAACGGTGACGACACACCTGCCCAACCAGGAAGGCTACCACGCCCAGCGGCTTGAAGTTGTCCAGACCTGCCTGAAAAGTATGCGCAACGGCGCAAACGTCCCGGTGATGGTATGGGATAACGGATCGTGCCAGGAACTGCGAGACTGGCTGCTGGACGACTACCGCCCGGACTTCCTGGTGTTGTCTGACAACGTAGGAAAGCACAATGCGCAGAAGTCCATCGCCAACCTGTTCCCGCCGGAAACCATTATCGGCTTTTCAGATGACGACATGCTATTTTGGCGCGGCTGGTGGAGTGAGAGCGTCCGGCTGCTGAAGGGTTTTCCCAATGTGGGTATGGTGTCTGCCTGGTACGCCCGAACTGCGACCAAATGGGAAATCAACAGCACTCTGGAATGGGCGGGGGGTGAAGCCCAGGTAGAGCGCGGCAACTTCACCCCGATTGAGCATGAGATTGATTATGCCCGGTCGGTAGGTATGCAAGTCGATCCACATATAACCCGCATCTTATGGATGGATGATTACAAGATCACCTATAAGGGGATGACCTGCTACGCATCGGCGCAGCACTGCCAGTTTATTACTCGTGCCGGGGTGATTGGCAAATATTTCCATTGGAGCGACCAGGCGATGCTGGCGCAAAAGGAACTGGACGAGCGGGTGGACGCAGACGGTTACTTGCGCCTGACGACCTCCACCCGGCTGGCGTTGCACATGGGCAACGTCATTGATGACGAACTACGGGAACGAATAGGAGACGCATTTGGCACAGTTATGGTATAAGCCATCCCCGCCGGGCGAGGTACACGACACCCCCTGGCTGTCACCGGACGCCACTCGCTATTTAGAGAGCCTGCTGCGCCCGGATATGCACGTTCTGGAACACGGCAGCGGCGGCAGCACCATCTGGCTGGCAAAGCGGGTGGAACTGGTGACGGCAGTGGAACATGACCCTGACTGGCACCGGGCGGTCAAGTCCGTTGCGCCTTCCAATGCCCAGGTGATTTTATGGGACAAGCCGAAACTGCCGAAACTGCATCCACCTTATGATCTGGTACTGGTGGACGGTGAGCCGGTGGAGGAACGCGCTTACTATATCCGGGCAGCCGAAAAGCTGGTCAAGCCGGGTGGCGTGTTCGTCCTAGACAACTTCAACCGCCCCGAATACCAGGCGGAGCGGGAGTCATTAGAGAAACGTCACCGGCACCTGGAATTTAGGTTCAGTTTCGGACTGTATCTAAACACACAATTTTTCTTCATCGGGCAAAAGCCATGAAGAAATTAGCAATTGTAGGAACGCACCCCCGGACGCGGGAAAATGCGCCCTGGTATGACCCGGATTATGACATCTGGGTATTCAACGAATCCCCACAAAACGAGTGGGTGAAACGATGGGACGTAGACTTCCAGCTGCACAAGCCGGAGGTCTACACAAGTCGGAATAATTTTGTCCGGGCAGATCATTGGGACTGGCTGCAAGAGAGACGGGGCAAACCGATCTACATGCAGCAGATGGATGAGCGCGTCCCCGACTGCGTGAAATACCCGCTGGATGAGATTATCGCCAGCCTGCCCGGTGCGCACCTGCGCTGGTGGAAATCCAGCCCGGCGTATGCCATCGCCCTGGCACTCCACCAGGGCTACCGGGAAATTGCATTATATGGGCTGGATATGTCCAGCGGTACGGAATACGGTTACCAACTGCCAAATTTCCAGTATTGGGTGGGTGTGGCATTAGGCATGGGGGCAACCATCCTGGAACTATCCAACGAACAATATTTCACCGGGGCATTGTACGCCTACGAAGGGGAAATCCAGATACCCCGGCAGTTTTTCAGCGAGCGCGCCGAACTCCACCGCCCGGCATTGAAATCCGCCCGGTGGGAAGTCAGCAAGATGCAGGACCGCTTCAAGGAAGCGACAGGAATAGCGGGAAGCCCGGCAAAAGCCAGCCAGCTATTATCCCAACTGGAGGAACTGGTCATGGCAGCGGCGCAAATATCCGGCGCGCTTGTCTCATCGGAAGAATATGCCGGACGGGATGACCCCATTCCCCGCCAGGAGTTTGAACGTACTGCCGCAACCGCCCAACGGGATACCGAACAAAAGCGCAAGGATGGCTGGGTGGCGCATGGCGAGGCGCAATATGTCTGGAACGCCTGGAACCAATCCGGCAGTGACGCCGCTCGCAAGCAGTTTATCGAGTTTGTTACCAAAGCACTCAACCTGCTGGATGAGGCGGGGGTGCGGATGGGCGTGTACCTGGAAAACATCGAATATCTGAAAAAAGTGGATGAACTTATCACCGCCGCCGGTGGTGATCGCACCGTCAAGGCACTGGAGGGCAACTAATGGCAATTACAAACGGGTATTGCAGTCTGACAGAACTAAAAGCATACGCAACCATATCCACAACGGATGCAACCGATGACGGCGCGCTGGAGGACTTGGTCGAAGCCGCCAGCCGGGTGATTGATGACGTAACCCGGCGGACATTCTACGCCCGGACAGAGACGAAATATTATAACGTCCCCAGCGGACAGGCAAATAACAAAATCCTATACCTGGATGACGACCTGCTGACGGTGACGACCCTCACCAATGGCAGTTATGGAACATTGACATCAGCACAGTATTGGCTGCTGCCCCGCAACGCCGCCGCAAAATGGGCGGTCGAACTGCGCCCCTCATCCGGCATCACCTGGACAAGCGACACCGCTGGAGACAGCCAGGGCGCAATCACCATCGCAGGCACGTGGGGCTATTCCTCCACCACGCCGGATGACATCAAGCAAGCCTGCTTGATGATTGCCCGGTCATACATGTTTAAGCGGGATGGTCAATCGGTGGAAGGCATCGCCCAGGTGACAGGAGCCGGGATGGTCATATCCCCGGCGGACATTCCACGCGAGGCGGCAATCATTTTGAACTCATACCGGAGGCTGTTATGAGCCTGGCATTGACGACCATCACCAGCAGTATCAAAGCCATCTCCGTGACCGGGGTGGTGATGTGCGACATTGACGGCATCCCCACCACCGCAGACCTGGAGCGCAGCCCCCATTTTTACCCGGAGCCGAATGGATTTGTCCAGACCTTATCAGTGGAGCGGGATAGTTTCGGCAGCCCGACCACCGCCCGGAAAACAGTCCGGTACACGCTGCTTTATTCATTCGCTTATGCCCCAGCCGGAGCCGGGCGCAACCTGGCGGAACAATACGCCGGGGCAGCCGATAAGGCTTATGAAGTCCTGGACGCCCTGATTGCCAATGACAATCTAACCGGGGCAATCGACATGGTCCCGGCAGTATCGGGCGGATTTGGCGCAATCCAGGCACCGGACGGCAGCACTTTCATCGGCTGCCATATCAGTATCGACATTGTTGAGTTTGTCAATTAGGAGGTGACATGGCAGGGAGAACAGTCAGCAAATACAACCGAGTTTATTTAGGGGACAGCACGCACGGCGTGGATTTGTCCTGTCATGTCCTGGACGTGGGCGACCTGTCCATCGACTTTGACGGCGACCCGATTGCCGCCTACTGCTGGGGCGTCAAGGGAACGCTATTGAGCAACGCCACCATCACCGCCGGACCCATCAACGCCATCCTATCAGCAGGCGTGGCGGGTGATCTGCATACCACCATGACCGCATTACAGGGCAGACCCATATCTATGGGAATTGCCATCGGCATCAATCAGGTGCCAACCCTGGGCGACCCCATTTTTGTACTCTCCACCGACCTGAAAAGTTACACCGGGCTGGAAAGTGCCGGGGGCATGGTGACGATGAACGCCACTTTGGGCAGTGGAGCAGATAACACCGCCGGGATGAAATATGGCAAAGCATGGGGAACAATCCTGCATGGACTGGCAGCCGCATCCGCAGCCAATGCCTCCACCGCTGACATCTATGATGGCGGGGCAGCATCCGCAGCGGGCGGGTTCATGTTCTACTGCCTGACTTCGCTGGATGGGGGCAACGTGACCCTATCCATTGAGGACAGCGCAGACAATTCCACCTATACCGCACTCACGGGCGCAACGTCCGGCGCATTGACCGCCGCCGGGTGTGGGATTGTCCAACTAGGCACAACCGCAACGGTCCGGCAGTATCTACGCTGGCAGCTTGCGTTAGCAGACGGTGCAACCACCGCAACGTTTTTGATCGCTTTTGTAAGAGGATAAGGAGAACAAATGGCAGCACAAACTGGAAGAACTGTATCGAAATGGACGAAGTTTTGCGTGGATGACAGCTCAGGAACCCTGCGCGAAATCCCCGTCTCGTCCATCAATGGGGTTGGTCTGGACTATGACGAAGTGGACATGACCGCCTTTTCTGACGCCATTCATGGCGTCCTATTGAACCACCCGAGCTGCACGATTGACATCACCGGACCGTTTGACACAACCGCCGCCGCAGTGCTTGGCGTTGGTGTCTCCGGCAGCCATACCGTGTTGAGCGGGATTGCAGGCGGCAGCACCCCCCTGACGCTGGACATCAGGATTGGTATTCGGCACGAATGGGAAAATGGCGAGCCGCAATTTGGCATCACCTCCAGCACAACCGACGGTTTTCTATGCA